TTCCGCCCCGTGAAAGACAGAACGGCTATGACCATAGCCGTTCTGGGCGAGATGGTAGTAGACGGAGAGATCCAGAAAGCGACCATCGCAGTAGACGGCACCACGATCACCATAGCCGGTGGTGAAAAAATTAAAGTGAAGAGGACTATGAAATATGAGCAAGGGAGCCAAGTATGATGATTTGGATGGATATTATAGAAATTGCCCATTCCCAAAGCCAAAAACGACCCAAAAGAAGCTGCTATCTAACGGTTACAAGGATAAACCGCAAAGGCGATGTTGGTATACTGACCGTCCCGGTGCCGAGCGCCATGAGATTTTTGGCGGGCCGAACCGCCAAAAAAGTATAGAGCTGGGATTCCAGGTCGATGTCTGCCCGGAGATCCACGCCCGCCTGCACGCAAACCGTGACGAGTGGGCACGCATCGAAAACCGGAAATGGAAAATGTACTATCAGACAAAATACGAAGAAGAGCAGATCGCTGCTGGAGCGACCGAAGAAGAAGCACGCGCCGACTGGATGGCACTGATCGGGCGGAATTATTTATAACAGGGGGAAGCATGGAGGAGCCGATGGACGAAAAAATCAGAAAAGAACGATTCGAAAAATACGGTTCCTTTTTATTTTGCCCAGCACGTTCCGTGCTGTGCTTTGGGCGCATGACTGATGGTGAATGCAAACACGATGCTTGCCTGCTGGATGATCCCGAGTATCAGCTTTTGCAGAAACGAATAGCCGAAAACCAGAAAAAGAACCAGCAGCGGGAGCACGAAGAGCCACCGAAGATCCGGCGGCAGACAAAGACCAGGATTGAGATCCTGGAAGAACAGATAAAGCGAAAAGACGAAGAAGCACGTGCAGCCTACCGGGCGAACTACCCGAAAGAGGGTGACCGGATCATCAACGAGGTGATCCGCTTGCAGGGGCTGCTGCGACAGGAGAAAGAGCATGGTAGACGAAAAAAAGATAATAAGACGATTCGAAAAAATGGTTGAAAAAACACCGAGATTCGCAGGACTGAAAAAGGAAGCTCTGCTGGAAGAGATCATTAAGATACTGCGAGAAGAAGCTGTAAACGAAGACATTCGTCAGCGGATTCAGAAAGCTATCGGGCCGCAGGACGATACGAGAGCTAAAAGAATATACATATCCGGAAAGATGACCGGACTGGAAGCACAGGAGATTGCGGAGAATTTCAAGGAAGCAAAACGGCAGCTGTGCCGTCCGGACGTGATTCCGATCTCGCCGACCGGGATCGATTACGGGGACAAACTGGCATGGGCGGAGTACATGCGCCTGGACGAGGTGCTGATTCAGATCTGCGACGCCATCTACATGCTATCAAACTGGCAGGACAGCCCGGGAGCATGCCACGAACTGGAGTACGCCCGGAGTCTGGGAAAACCGGTGATCTACCAGGAGGGCGAGGAAAATGTCGAGTAAGTACTGCTGCACCCGAACTGACTGCGTCTATCATCCGCATAAAGGACCGGACAAAGGCACGTGCGACTATATGGTGATTACGCGAAAGCGCCGGGGCTGTCCAATCGTAGGATGCACCCGGTACCGTTCTGGAAAACGGCAGCGAACCGGCACGGGCATCCAGCCGATACTGGATCCGGTAGAAAAGAAGGCTGCGGAAGAAGCAAAGAAAAAAGCGCAGGCGATTTTTGGGGAAAATCTTAAAATCGCGATAGCCAAAAAATACAGAAGCCAGCGGCAGTTTGCCATAGCTGTAGGGATAGATTCAACAAACATAAACTACTACTGCAGAGGAAAAGCGATCCCGGAGAAAAAGCGGATGGCGAAGCTGTGCGAGCTGCTGGAAGTGACCGAGGAAGAGTTGAGAGGAGAAAAGTGTATGGCAAAAGTGAAGACGATAGATCCGTTTGACGTAAAGGCTGCGGTCAAAGCGGGACAGCTGGGAGTGCATTTGCGCATCGACCAAAAAAGAAACGTACACGTGATGCTCCGCGACGAAGAGAACGGTGAATGTGCGGAGTTGAAAGTGCTGGAAGGAGCAGGAACGGATACGACGCTTCAAAAGATGGAAAAGGAGGTGAGACTGTGAGCAGGCTGATAAGAGAAGAAGATCTGCTGTACTGTTTGGGATTTGAAAACACGGAAGAAGAAAGAGAGGAAAACGTGGGAGAGATCATCACATTGGAAATGATCGACAGAATCCCGACGGCGATAGATCCGGATCGTGTGATCGGACGACTGCATAGAGAAAAAGATGAAATGAATAAAGCTGACCAGCGACGGATAGCAAAGGGAATCGGAATGGCAATCAGCATCGTCAAAGGATACGAAGAAGATCCTATGCAGTGGAGCGCGAGCAAAGAAAGACCGCGAAGGCCAACGTATGACGGCGATGGATATGCACCGGACGGTACGTTCGTGTATGACACGTGGATATGCCCGAACTGCGGAACAAGATATGAGGTTGATTATGACGATTACGATTACTGCCCGAACTGCGGACAAAGAATAGATTGGAGCGATGAGGAATGACGTTTCAAGAAATAATGATAATGGTAGCAAACGCCTGCGTTAAGTGCTTCCGTAATGGCACCGGTGGTTGTCAAGAAACTGTGGTCCAGTGCGCCACACAGATCTACATAGCGCAGATGAATAAAAACGAGGAGCGCGCAGAATGAAAGCTATAAGAAAAAAGATTCTGCCTGAATATTTTGAAGCAGTGCAGGATCGCAAAAAGAATTTTGAAATCAGAAAAGACGATGATGATGCGCAGGAAGGTGACAAGATAGTTCTGGGAGAATGGACAGGCAGATGCTACACGGGAAGATTCGCAACAAGGACAATCAAGTACGTTTTACGGAACGTGCCTGAATATGGATTGAAAGAAGGCTATTGCATTATAGGATGGTAGAAAGGAGGCACGGAATGAGAGAAGGAAAAAAGATTCTTGATGCATGTTGCGGGAGTAAAATGTTCTGGTTTGACAAGAACAATCCTGATGTGGAATTCTGCGATATTCGTAAGCTTGAGCGGACAGAATATTACCCGGGCAGGTACATCGAGGTCAATCCGGACACAGTGTGTGATTTTACCGCTCTGCCGTTTGCGGACAATAGCTTTCATCTGGTTGTTTTTGATCCGCCCCATCTAAGGCCGGCGGGCAAGAATTCGATTCTGGTGACAAAGTATGGAATCCTAGAGGGCGACTGGCAGGATGTGTTGAAAAGAGGGTTCTATGAGTGTATGAGAGTCCTGAAACCAAACGGGATCTTGGTGTTTAAGTGGAGCGAAGTGCAGATTACCCTCAAAGAGGTTTTGCAGGCAATCGGCGAAAATCCGCTGTTTGGGAATAAGCAGCCTAAACAAAGCGGAACGCATTGGTTGTGTTTTATGAAAGCGAGGGCGGAATGAAAGAATTGATTGGATTTAATATGATAGCGTTTGTTATGACCTTAGTAGTTGTCTGGTTTTTCGGATGGGAATTAGAACGAAAAGATAAGCTGATTTTCATTTTAGGCGAGCCTGTAATTGTGGGTATCCTTTCGGTGGGAGTTTATTTGATGTAGGAGGTGTGGAATGAAAAAAGAAAAATATGGCGAATGGATCCTGGTAACGGAAAGGTTGCCGGAGGATCTCACAGAAGTAAATATTACATGGTTAAACAGGGAACCAGAGCCTTATTATGCCGACATAAAAGATAAACCATTCGTAGGAGCAGGTGTTTTATACAAAGGAATATGGCACTGGAGTTCGGCAACTTGCGTGGACATACTTCGAGAATACGGAGAAAATTGTTTTGACGAAATCGAAGAAGGAGTGGACGTCACAGCATGGATGCCGTTGCCGGAGCCGTACAAAGGAGATACAAAATGAAGCGAGCCGTCCTGCTCATAGCAGCTGCAGTGGCAGCATTGACGATCCTGTGGATCGGAATAGGGATCGGTGCTGCATCTGCAGTCCCGGCAGAATGTAGTAGCGCAGCCGGAAGGGTAGAGTGCTGGGAAGGCGGTGGCGTGGTGATCTACACCGACCAGGCACACATCACCAACTGGGGAGACTACATCGTAGTAAAAATGGAGGAATGAAAAAATGCTAACAGCGAAATGTAACTATGACAAACAGGGAATAGACTGCGAGGTAGAAGGCACTACGATGGAAATTGTAGGAGAACTTACGGCAATGATCAGGGCTGTGCAAGAAGCACTGATCGAGAAATATGATAAAGACGCAGTAGACGAAACGATCGTGAATATTGGTCGGGCTGCATATGATCAAAAACCGCAGGATGTGGCAAACATATGCAGACCGCTGATCGAAAAAAGAAAACAGGAGGTACAAAAACGTGGGCAAAAATGAATTCACATTTGAAATAATCGAGCACTATGGCGTGTTCGATCAGACCGAATCCGGATGGACGAAAGAGGTCAACCTGGTGTCCTGGAATGGCCAGGACCCGAAGATAGACATCAGGACTTGGGATCCGGATCATGTCAGATCCGCGAAGATCGGAACCCTGGACAGAGACGCCGCCAAAGAGTTGGGCCGGATCCTGTCGATGTTGTAGGAGGTACAGAATGAAAAGAATCGTGATAGATATAGATGATGCATATGCAACAGTTCTAACTGTGACGGCAATCGGGTGGACCCGGCACGAGGTCAATGTGTCGACAGCTGCAATGGATCTGGAAAAGGCGGATTACGCAGTCATAGACAGCGCTGGAAAATTCAAAACACACAAAGGAGAAGTGGAAAAATGAACGATACAATAGAACTCACAATCACACCAAAAGATCCGCAGACAAGCTCGGAATTGGCTGCATATTTCAAGGGGTACAAAAACGGATCGGAGATGGCGATCAACGTAATGACCGAGATGGCAACTAAGAGATATCGCAAGCCGCTGGGAAAAAGAAGATCGCTGAAATAAAATCCTACATTATATATAAAGGAAACACCGGCGGGCACAAGCCCGCCTTGAAACTCGATTAGAGTATTAACAATGGAGCATGAAATGTATTTTCGAGACACGATCATAGCAGGAAGAACGAAGCTGATTAGCCTAAAGGCGATCAGCAGAGTCTACACAAAAGGAGAAAAAAGAAAGCCTAAGTCGAACCCGACTCCGGAAGCTGTGGCGAAATTAAATTTCAGAAACGCAGTCAAGGCACTGACGGCAAAACTGAATCATAACTTCGTGCCGGGAGACTATTTCCTGACTTTGACATACGAAGATGCTTCGTCAGCTGCAGAAGCGAAAAAGGATCTGGAAAGATTCCTGCGCAATCTGCACCTGCACTGTAAAAAAAGAGAGATCAAGTTCAAGTGGATCGCAGTGACGGAGTATAAGCACCAGCGGATCCACCACCACATCGTAATGAGCCGTCAGGATCTGGAACTGATAGAGAGCAAATGGAAGTATGGATTTGTAAATGTGAGACCATTAGATGATACCGGCAACTACTACAAACTGGCGGAGTACCTGCTGAAGGAAACGGAGAAGACATTCCGGGAAGCTGGAAGTCCAAGCAAGAGAAGGTACAGCTGCAGCCGGAGCATCGTCACGCCAGAGACCAGAAGAGAGAAGATCAGCAGCCGGAGCATTACCGACGAGATCAAAGCACCGAAGGGATACTATGTTGATGAAGATACTGTACGCATCTACGACCACGCCATTCTGGACGTGGAGTGCAAGGAGTACATACTGGTGAGCCTGGACGGACCGGCGAAGGGACGGCGAGGTAAACGAGTCAGACCGGAGAAGATCTACCGTACCGATCAGCAGCTGGAAATGGATATGGAACACTGGAGGGAATATAGTGAATAAGAAACGACTGGAAGAGTACCGCAGCATGACAGTGGCATTGGAGAGTATCCGCAAAGACCTGAAGAAATACGCAGGCAGAGTCGAGCGATCGGAGGGACACGTGATGACCGACGTGGCCAAAGGATCATCGCCGGAATTTCCATACCTGCCGTCACGCATGAAGATCGAAAGTATCGACAACACGACGGGAGACAAGTGGGCGAGACTGCTGCGGGAACGTGAAGCGGAATACGAAAAAGCAATCGAAGAAGTAGAGGAGTGGGTAGATCACATCGACGACCCGCTGATTTACCATATCTTTCGCCAGAAACTCCGACACGGCATGACTAACGCAGAGATCGGAGAAGAACTGAACTATTCACGCCAGCGCATCGACCAGCTGATAAACGGATACCTCCAAGAAGATTAGCACAATTAGCATGCGCGAAATGTTAAAATGATATTGAGCAAATAAGGATTGCGCAAGATCATACACGAGCAAGGATCACACCTCTACAGGGTAGGCGTGATCCTTGTCTTTTTATTTTTTGAAAATGGCAAAAGAATTCGCAAAACAATTTTACAACTCGACAGCCTGGAAGAAGATCAGAGCTGCATACATCGCAGAGCGCACGGCGACAGACGGCGGACTGTGCGAGACATGCCGGAGAAACCTGGGCGTGATCGTGCATCATATCAAACCGTTGACACCTGCGAACATATCGGATGCGAACATTAGTTTGAATCAAGAAAACCTAAAGCTAGAGTGCAAGCCTTGCCACGACGCGGAAGAAGATCACTTCGACGAGGCAAGGGGCGAACGAAAGCTTTTTGTTTTTTTTGACCGGAACGGGATGCCAGTCCCTAAACCAGACTCCCCCCTTCCGGAAAAGGTCGCCCATCCAAAAAGAGACCGATGAGTGCACCACAATTTTCACGCGTGACGCGCATATGAAAGGGGGTCTTTTATGGAAAATAAAATAAATAAAACAAAAGAAGAGAGGATCGCCACGGAGCTGCGCAAATTCAAAGGTTTTTGCAGAAATCTAAGCAGAGACCGCAAAAATATTGCAGTAAAACTATGTCAAAAAGCCGCATTCATGGAGGTGACGCTAGAAGACCTGCAGGATCAGATCAACAAAGAGGGAGCGATCGTTGAAGCGGTAAACGGAAACGGATTTGAAGTGAGATCCGAGAATCCTGCGCAGAAGACATACAACACGATGATCAAAAACTATAATGCGACCATCAAAGCGCTAGTGGATTTGATACCGGAGGGAGCATCGGCGAACGATGAACTGATCGAATTCGTCAAAAAGAAACGATGAGCGAATTTGCAGAATATTTCACTGCGATCTATGACGGGAAGATCCTGGCATGCGAAAAAATGAAGCGGATTTCGGAAATGCTGCTGGAAAATGCGGCAAACCCGGACGAGTTTCATTTCGACCTGGAACTGGCGAACGGACACATTGAATTCATTGAAAAATTTTGCAAAGTCCCAGCTGGAAAAGTCGGGCAGCCGTTAAAACTGGAACTGTTTCAGAAAGCACGCTGGCAGGCAGTATTCGGATTCGTAGACGATGACGACCTGAGACAGTACCAGGAGGTTTTCATCGTAGAAGGCAGAAAGAACGGAAAGACCACCGAAGCCGCAGCGATCGAATTAGATCTGTGCATGAACGACGGCGAAGGCGCGCCGGAAATCTACAATCTGGCCACAAAGTACGATCAAGCGATGAAAGGCTGGAATGCGGCAAACAATATGCGACGCCAAAGTTCAGCGATCGCCGCGCACCTGCACAAGCGGGCATCGGATCTGTACTGCGACTACAACATGGGCACCATCAAAGCGATGGCATCAAATGTCAAAGATTTGGATTCCTTGGACGCACACGCGGCTGTAGTTGATGAGCTGGGAGCCATGGTGAAGCGGAAGATCTACGACGACATGAAACAGTCGATGGGAGCACGCAGTCAACCGCTGCTGATCGCCATCACAACTATGGGATTCGTCAGAAACGGCATTTTCGACAGCCAGTACGAATATGCAGACAAACTGCTCCGCGGAAAACTGACCACACCGAACAAGCGGTTTCTCCCGTTTATTTACGAACTGGATGAGATGTCGCAGTGGAAAGAGCCGAAATACTGGATCCTGGCAAACCCTGGGCTGGGAACGATCAAAAGCGAAAGCTACCTGCAGGACATCGTGGACAAAGCGAAAGATGATCCGCCGTTCCTGTCGACAGTACTCACCAAGGATTTCAACGTCAGACAAAACGCAGCATCTGCGTTCCTAAAGTACGAGAGCATCATAAACGACAAAAAGATACCGGATGCAAATTTCCGATACGGGATCGCCAGCCTGGATGCAGCCGACTCCGTAGATTTAAACTCCGCCCGTGTAATGTTCATGCGGCGCGATGACGAACATGTATATACAAAGTCCATGTACTGGATACCGGAGTCGGTGATTGAAGCGGTTTATAAAAACGGCAACGAAAAAGAACGAGATGATGCGCCATATCGGCTGTGGATCCAGCAGGACTACATGAGGACGTACGAAGGGAACCGGGTAAACAAACGGGTGATGCTGGACTGGCTCCTGGAGTTCCAGGAAAAAGAAGACATATACATCTACAAAGTGGCATATGACCCATGGCACATGGATGACTCGCTGCTTTTGCTGTTTGAACAGGCTTTCGGGCGTGATGCGATGGTACCGGTCAGACAGGGACCATACACATTGTCCCAGCCAATGAAGAATTTTAAAGCGGATCTGGAAGCCGGGAAGATCGTTCACGAGAACAACCCGGTGGACGTGTGGAACCTGATAAACCTACACGCCAAGGAAGATATAAACGGGAACGTGCAGCCGGTGAAATCGACCGACCGCCGCCAGAGAATCGACGGTGCCGTAACGCTGATCAACGGATACACCGTTCTGGAAAACAACATGGAGGAATACTTAACGCTGATTTAGGAGGAACACATGGGCGAATATGAAGATTTCGTTAAAAAATTCAAACGTGAAAAAACTACGGACGACTGCATGACACCGCCCGCAGTTTATGAAGCGGTGAAAAACTGGGTAAAAAAAGAATGGAAAATTGACGACGCAGTAACGATTGTCAGACCGTTTTGGCCTGGGGGAGATTACGAAAAATATGAATACCCGGAAAACTGTATAGTGATTGATAATCCACCATTTTCAATCATCAGCAAAATCAAACGATTCTATAACGATCGTAAAATCAAATTCTTCCTATTTGCTCCGGCGCTGACATTGTGCAGTTCGTATGATGACGAGACGAACTATATCATCACAAATGTGCGGACGACGTACGAAAACGGCGCGACGGTTTCGACAAGCTTCATAACAAACTTGCCGGGGGCTAAAATTCGAATATGTGGGCCGCTGGGCGAAATAGTACGCGCAGCGGATCAAAATGCAAGGACAACGAAAGAACTTCCAAAATACGAATACCCCGAAAATGTAACGAGTGCCGCCAGGCTGGGAAAACTGGCGCGGGGATCCATTGATTTCGCATTCGAAACATGCGAAATACACAAAGTGACAAAACTAGATGCACAAAAGGGAAAGACGATTTTCGGGGGCGGGTTTTTAATTTCAGATCAGGCGGCCGAACGCCTGCGGGAAGCCGAACGCCTGCGGGAAGCCGAACGTAGAGAACAATTTGAGCTGTCGGAAACCGAAAAAGAAATCATTGACAGGTTAACAAAACAAAGTGAGGAACGATGAGATTTTTCAAAAAACGAAAACAAAACAAATCAAAATTCCAGATGGTCACCGTCGGACAAAACGGATTCTATTCCTACGACGGCGTGCTGTACCGGAGCGAACTGGTGCGGGCGACCATCCGGCCGGAAGTGACCGCCATCGGAAAACTATTGGCGAAACACATCAGAGAGACAGAGAAAAACGGCGAGAAGCAGATCGAGGTGAATCCAGAAGTATACATGCGATTCCTGCTGGAAGAACCAAATCAGTACATGACTGGGCAGGACATGCAGGAAAAAATGGCGACACAGCTGGCATTGAACGGGAACGCTTTTGCCATGATCACACGAGACGAGAACGGGATACCCGCAGGGATCTACCCGGTACCGTGCTACGGGGCGGAAGCGGTGACGAAAAATGGAACGCTGTGGCTAGATTTCACCCTGAAATACGGCGACCGCATGACTGTGAAATATGAGGACGTGATACATATCCGCAGAGACTATGGAGAAAGTTATATTTTCGGTACATCCCCAGCACCCGCACTAGTGGGATTGATGGAATTGGTAACGGTCATGGATCAGGGGCTGATAAAAGCCATCAAAAACAGCGGCGTGATCCGCTGGCTGTTAAAGTTCAACACGTCGCTCCGGCCGGAAGACACCAGGGTCCGAGTAAAAGAATTCGTGGAAAACTATCTGGACTACGAATCAGACACCTTCGGTGCGGCTGGCGTTGACGCCAAAACAGACGCCACCAGGGTAGAACCGAAAGACTATGTGCCGAACGCATCAGTTCAGGACCGCATCTATGAGCGGATCCTGAATTTTTTTAATACCAACAAAAAAATCGTGCAATCGATCGCTAACGAAGAAGAATGGGACGCCTACTTCGAGCAGGTGATCGAGCCGGTAGCGATGAAACTGGGGAACGAATTCACCAGGAAGCTGTTCAACCGCCGTCAGCGCGGATATGGGAATAAGATATTTTTTGAGTCTGCAAACCTGCAGCACGCATCCATCACCACCAAACTGAATATGCGGGAGATGGTGGACCGCGGAGCACTCACGCCGAACGAATGGCGAGAAGCATTCAATCTCGCGCCAGTTCCAGGCGGAGATAAGCCGCTGCGCAGAAAAGATACTGGACTGGCGACCGAGGGGGAAGGAGGTGAGGAATAATGAAACGGATCGGAATCAAGGGAACGATCATCCCAAACGACTACAAAGAGTTTTACGACTGGTTCGGGATAGAAAGCACATGCCCGAACGACGTCAAAGCAGGGATCACTGAAGCGGACGGAGATGACATCGTCTTCGAGATCAATTCCGGAGGCGGATCTATATTCGCAGGATCGGAGATCTACCACGCGATCCTGACGATGACCGGAAGCAAAAAAATCGAAATCGTGGGATTCGCCGGATCTGCAGCATCGGTGATCGCCTGTGCTGCCGAGTCGTGCATCGCACCGACCGGCATGCTGATGATCCACAATGTCAGCACCGGAGCGAAAGGAGATCATCAGGCATTCGAGCATGAAGCGGCCGTATTGAGGGAATGCGATCAGGCGATCGCTGCTGCATACGTCGCAAAGACTGGAATGGAACGGGACGCACTTCTGCAGATGATGAACGAGGAAACTTGGATCAATGCAGAGCGAGCGGTAGAGCTGGGATTCGTGGACGAGATCGCCCAGGCTCCGGGGCTGTACAACGGATTTTGCGAAATCCTAACAACAGAACAAATCAACAGAGCAAGAAACGCTCTCGGCGGAAAAGCCGTTGAAGCGGAAAGGTTAAAAATTTTAAGACTGGAGGGAAAACATGAATAGAGAAGAATACATGAACAAAAGAAATGCACTGATCGCAGAAGCGCAGGAGCTTCTGGATGCCGGAAAGGTGGCGGAAGCCGCAGAAAAAAGAGCGCAGGTGGAAAGACTCGACGAAGAGTTTGAAACTGCAGCAGTTGAAACTGCCAATCTAAACGCACTGGCAAACATCCAGCCGCCGGCACCGTTCTCCACACGCGAGAACATGGCGGGAGATCCGGAAAACAAGGAAGCGGTCTACAGGGTAGCGTTCTTTAAACGCCTGCAGGGTAAGGAGCTTTCTCCGGAAGAGCTGACAGCATATTCGTCCGGAGCATCTTCTGCCGGAGCAGTGATCCCGACGCAGACTGCGGAAGAAATCATCACCAAGCTGAAAGAAAGAGCACCGCTGTTGCAGGAGATCACACTGCTGCAGGTGCAGGGCAATGTAACATTTGCAGTTGAGGGAACGAATAACGCTGCGGCTATCCATACGGAAAATGCCAGCATCACACCAGCAGCAGATACGCTGGTAAAGGTAAGCCTGTCCGGATGGGAAGTAACTAAACTGATCCAGGTTTCCGACACAGTAAAAACGATGTCCATCAATGCGTTTGAGGGATGGCTGGTTGACATGCTGGTAGAATCTATCGCGGACAAGATCTCCGACATGATCATCAACGGAACTGGATCCAGCCAGGCAAAAGGTATCGAAAAGGCAAACACCTGGGGAGATACAAACAGCGTGAGCGTAGCCAAGGCAGGAAGCCTGACGGCTGCAAACGTGCAGACACTGATCGGACTGCTGGGCGGCGGATATGACGCAAACGCAAAATTCGTCATGTCGAAGAAGACCCTGTACACGGACTTCATGCCGCTGCAGGACAATTCCAAAAACGACATCGTGACACGCGAAGGAAGAAACTATTACGTATACGGATACCCAGTTCTGATCGATTCCAGAGTAACGGAGCACGAGGCATACCTGGGAGATCTGAAGAAGTACGTTGCAAATCTGGCTGAATCTGTAAATGTAAAAGCGGATTTCGACATCGATACCAACTCCAACAAGTATCTGGGCGTTGCGATCTTCGACGGCGCTCCGGCACTGGGAGAGGCGTTCGTGAAACTGGTGAAAGCAACTAGCTAGAGTATGAATAGAGGGCGGCAAAAGCTGCCCTCTTAAATTTATTTTTTGGAGGGGCACATGGACGAGTACGTACAGGAGATGATGAAGCGGATCCGAATCAAAAGCGATACGCTGAAAGCAGAGGTGCAGAGCTACATCAAAGCGGCGCTGCTGGATCTGAAACGATCCGGCGCTAACGTGACGGACGCAGACCTGGCAAATCCGCTGGTTTTCAACGCAGCAGAGTTTTACTGCAAATGGATGATGAATTTTGAAGGCGACGGCGAAAAATACGAGGCTGCATACAACAGAGCGAGCGCGGCGCTGGCATTGAGCCAAAAGGAGAGTTATGAAAATTAGCACAAAAAAACAGGCGGCGCTGAACGATGAGTGCACGCTGATCCGCCGCCAGTTCGATCCGGACGCAGCAGACAACGACGTGCCTGAGACTGAAATCAAAGCAGAGGTTTTCTGCGGCATATTTTCGATAAACGAAAACGAATACTATGAAGCAGCCAGAGAAGGGCTGCGGATGGTATGCGGGATCGTCGTTAGAACCGACGAAGAAAACGGAGCTGACGAGGTAGAACTGTACGGAAAAATCTATGCGGTAGAGCGAAAGTACAGGAGAGTCGACGGATACACAGAAATCTATCTGAGGGAGAAGCCATGAGCACAATAAAGCCGAGCCAGCTGGCGAATGAGATCGTGCGATGTCTAAATGAATACACCGATGAAGTGACGGAAGCCCTGGAAGATACCAAGAAGGAACTGGCAGATGAAGCGGTAAAGACATTGAGACAGACATCTCCGAAGCGCCGGGGGAAATACCGGAAAGGCTGGACAAAAACAAAGCAGGGCACGAAATACGTCGTGCATAACCGTGTATATCAGCTGCCGCATCTGCTGGAAAAGGGTCACGCCAAAAGAAATGGAGGACGCGTCGGCGCCATCGTGCATATCAAACCGGTGGAAGACCAGATCGCCAGGGAAGCGCCGGAAAGATTCCGGAGGATTTTAAAATGATCGACACGATTATAAAGCAGATCAAGGAAGTAGTTCCTATCAGGTACCGGGTGTACAGGAGCAAACCGCCGATACCGTTTGCCGTGTACTACGAAGACATGACGGAGAATTTTGCGGCAGATAACATCGTGTACCTGGAAAGAACGGACTACATCCTAGAGCTGTACGCAGAAAAGAAAGACCACGAGATCGAAAGCAAGATCGAACAGATCTTCGCGGAAAACGATACCCCGTGGGAAAAAGAAGAGAGCTACATCGAACAAGAAAGGCTGATCATGACAGCCTACTATTTCACACTATAAGGAGGTAAAAATGGCAAAAGTAAAATTTGGTTTGAAAAATGTACACATTGCAGTGATGACCGACGGCACATCGGCACCGTACGCAACGCCGATCAAATTCCCGGGCGCAAAATCTTTGTCCCTGGAAGCGCAGGGCGATATTAACAAATTCTACGCTGACGACATCGTCTACTATCAGACTGCGGCCAACAATGGATATGAGGGAGATCTGGAGATGGCACTGTTTACGGACGAAATCAGAACAGCAGTTCTGCAGGAGATCGAGGATGTAAAAAAAGTCCTGTTCGAAGATGCGTCCAAAACATCCAAGGCGTTCGCGCTGCTGTTTGAGATCACGACGGATACAAAGGCAACAAGATTCTGTTTCTATAACTGCACAATGACGCGCCCGTCCATTGGATCCGACACCAAGGAGGAGTCCGTAGAGCCGGGAACGGATACGGTGACGATTTCCTGCGCACCGAACGCAGATGGAATCATTCGGTGCAAAACAACAGAAGACACTGATCCTACCGTATACAGCAAGTGGTATGAATCTGTATACCAGAAAAGTGAGGCTGCATAATGTGCAAGATTTTCGGAACTGATCACAAGTTAAAGATGTCGGCAGCCACGCCACGGATCTACCGTGCGAAATTTGGCAAAGACGTTATTGTACAAATGGATGCCATGTATGAACGGCTGAGCAACGAGAAAAAAAAGAAAGACGAAGAAAAGAAGGACGATTCGGTTTCATTCACACCGGAAGAACTGGAAATGATGGAAAATCTGATTTTTGTCTGTAACCGCCAGGCAGAGCCGGAACAGCCGGAAGACATCTTCGAATGGCTGGCTAGTTTCGAGATCGGAGCGATCACAGGCACCTATGGCACGATCATGAAAATGTGGGAGGATAATCTGCACCAGACTTCGACATCAAAAAAAAAGACCGTAGGTCAGTAAGAAAAATCAATACCGCACTGTTCATGCTGAGATGCGTGCAGTGCGGTATTTCTATATCTGATCTGGACGATCTGACTATCGGGATGGTAAATGACATGTTCATCGAATTAAAAAACGACGACTACAAATACCCACTGATAGCCACGCAGGCAGATATAGACGCGCTATAGGAAGGAGGAGCAATGGCATCGAGAATCAAAGGGATCACCATCGAGATCGACGGAAAAACCAAACCGCTCGAAAGTGCCCTGAAACATGTAAACAGCGATTTAAGCAAAACGCAGTCCTCTTTGCGCGACGTAGAAAGGCTGCTGAAGCTGGATCCGGGAAACACTGATCTGCTGGCACAAAAGCAACGACTTTTACAGGATGCCATCGACGGCACCGAGAAAAAGCTGTCGAGCCTGAAAGAAGCGCAAGCCCAGGCAAAACAGCAGCTTGAGGCTGGAACGCTTGGACGGGAAAAGTACGACGCCCTGCAGCGAGAGATCGTTGCAACGGAAAGACAGCTGGACAGTTTCAAGAGCAAGGCATCAGAAACTAGCGCAGCGTTGAAAAGCTCGTCGAGTGGACTAGATTCGTTCGCATCGTCCGCCGATTCGCTCTCTGGAAAGCTATCTGGAGTCAGCAAAGCGGCGGGAGGACTTGCCGCCGGAGCGGCTGCAGCTGTACCAGCTACCCAGGAACTACGCCGGGATCTGTCGTTTTTATACCAGAACGCCAGAGACGCAGGCGTAGGGATCGGCGAGACCGAAAAAGCATTCAAAACATTCAACGCCGTTTCCGGCGAGACTGATTCATCCGTTGAAGCGGTTTCTAACCTGCTGCAGGCAGGGTTCACAACATCGAATCTGCAGATCGCAGTCGAAGGACTGGCAGGAGCTGCATCCAGGTTTCCGGACACGTTAAAAATCGAGGGGCTGGCAGACGGACTGCAGGAGACCCTGGCAACAGGAAAAGCCGTGGGACCGTTTGGCGAACTGCTCGATCGTCTGGGGATCGGGGCGGACAATTTCTCTAATGGACTGGCAAACTGCACAACTGAGGCGGAAAAACAGAACTACGCACTGCAGACCATGGCAAAAGCCGGACTCATGGATTCATACAAAGGCTGGCGCGACAACAACGAAGCCCTGGCGGAGTACGAAGACTCCACGCTGGAAATGCAAATGGCGCTGAGCGATTTGGCGGAGGCGATATCGCCGATCGTTACAGGGCTAGCCAAATTGGCGACCGCCGGGCTGGAAGCGTTTAACGGACTGCCGAAGCCAATGCAAGCCGTTGCTGGCGGACTGGTAGGGATCACTGCCGCCGCTGGTCCGACGATCTCGGCCGCCGGGAAAGTGGCCGGAGGAATCAGTAAATTAAAAACTGCAGCCGAAGAAGGCTCGACCGCAGCCAAAGCATTAACAAGAGCAGGAAAAGGCGTTGCATCGGCGCTGTCGGTCATTCCGGCACCTGCCGCAGCCGCAGCCGCAGCCGCCATCGTTGTTGGCGGTGCGATCTATTCGGCATATGAAAGCACACACAAATATACCAACGCCGCCAAAGAGATGAGCGAAGCAAACGCCGAAAGCGTTTCGTCGATAAACAGCCAGGCAGAAACGGCGCAGTTTTACGCCCAGCAGCTGGACACCCTAAGCCAGAAAGAAAATAAGACAGCGCAGGACAAGCAGCTGATACAGGCGTATGTGGACAAGTTGAACGGATCCGTGGAAGGTTTGGGACTGTCGTATGATGCCGAGACCGACAAACTGAATCAGTCAACCGATGCAGTTTACAAAAAGATCGACGCCATGAAACAGGAGGCGCTGCAGAGCGCGTACCTGGAACATTCAAAAAAGGCGCTAGAGTCCTACACGGAAAGCCAGATCAAAATGGCGGAAGCGCAGGAGAAGGTCAAGACGGCACAGGAAGCCTATGACAAAACAGCCGAATCCGGATACGTGAGCCAGAAGCTATCCACAGATCTGGCGCAGGCAAAAGCGGAGTACAACGATCTAAAGTCCGCCACATCGACGTACTGGACAGAGTATCTGAAACAGTCGAATGCCGCAGCCATGGCATCCGGCCAGTGGGACAAACTGGTAAGCGAAGCGAAGGCGGCCGGGATCAAAATTCCGGAGAACCTGACGCAGGGCATCAAGTCTGGGCAGTATGCGATCCCGACTACGGTGGAAGAACTGAAAGCACTGATCCAGTTCGATGACATGGTAAATCGCGCCGGGGTTTCCGGAACAAAAACAGCAAAAGAACTGTCAGCGAAGCTGGCCGCCGGACAGATCGATGCCCAGACCGCAGCACAAATGCTGTCGTCTGCGATCGATAACGGACTAGGGGCAGAAGTCCCAAAAGCCGGAGCAAAAGGAAGTTCGGCCGGAAAGTCATTCGCATCCGGAGCAAAGGGGACGAGCGGAAATGCAAGATCTGCCGGTACATCCCTGGGACAGGCAGCACAAAGCGGAGCCGGGAGCATTTCGCTCTACAGCACTGGATACAACATCGGCGCAGGACTGGCACAAGGTATGCGCAATGCGCTGGCGGTAGTGCGAAGCGCTGCGAAAGATCTAGCAGATGCAGCAGATAAGGCTATCAAAAAGAAGCAGGAAGTGAAATCGCCGTCCAGACTGCAGATGCGAAACGGACAGTACATCGCTGAAGGTCTCGCCATTGGTATGCTGAACAGGCGTGCCATGGTGCGAACGGCAGCCACAGAGTTAGCTAGCGCAGCTGACGCGGGCATCGACGTAGGATTCAACCCGAATGTAACCGCGCAAAAATCTTTGCAGGCTACGACATCCGCAAAAACTGCGAAATTTGATTATAACCAGCTGGCACAGATCGTAAAGTCTGCCGCATCCGGGATCACATTCACCATCGTGATGGATCAGAGAGAACTAGGACGCGGACTGCGGGGAATGGGGGTGCAATTCGCATGAAACAACTAAAATATGTGAATTCCCAAAACGAAACGATTGATTTCCGAGCGTTCGAGACCCAGATCTTCGAGGGGAATTTTCACACCTACGAATGGAAGTACGAAGGCACATCCCAGGACTACGGCATAGACATCGAAGAGTACACGAAGGATCCGCTAGAACTGAACATGATCGTAGCGGCAAGATCCGCAGACCGTGCGCAGCAGCTGAACCGGATCCTGGAAATCACCGAATACGACATCGTAAACAAAGCCAGAGGCAAGCTGTACTGGGGAGACTATTATATTCAGTGCAATATCATCTCGGCGACCACCACGCCGAGCGAAGAATTTTTCGGGGCGCAGCGAGAGATGAAGATTGTAGCACCAAGAGCGTTCTGGATCAAAGAGGCATTCCGGCAGTTCTTTGCAGGCGGATCCGAGACGGAGGAAGGCGGGCTGAACTACCCGTATGATTACCCGTACAATTACGCCGGAAGATCTAAGGGAGCCGCCAGGTGGAGCACCGGGCATTTTGCACCGTCTGAATTCAAACTGACCATATACGGTCCCTGCGTAAATCCACGGATCAACATCGCAGGACATCCGTACCAGATCCTGGACACGGTAGAAACTGGCGAATACGCCACGATCAACTCGCGAGATCTGACCATCACAAAAAACAGAAGCAACGGCACCGTCGGAAACATCTGGGACAAACAGGCGAAAGAAGACTCCGTGTTCCAAAAAATCCCCGGCGGCACCATTGACATCGGATGGAATGGAAATTTTGGATTCGATTTAACGCTGTACCAGGAAAGGAGTGAACCGGCATGGTGATCGTAACTGATTCGTTCGGCAACGAACTGGGACCGGCGCGGAATCTGAAAAAACTGGATGTCGATCTGAACGAGACGCAAGATTTCGAGTTGACCATCCCGGCAGGCGCATGGGATCCGCAGCTGTTTGCGGATGAAAATCGGATATTCGTAACAGACGAAGAATTCGGCGGGATCATCGGCGGCAAAAAGACGGACACGGCAGACGGAACGATCATCCTGAAAGGCAGAAGCTGGCGTGGGGTTTTAAGCAAAAAAATCATCGAGCCGCCAGCTGGAGAAGATTACAAAATCGTTTCCGGAGAACTGAATTACATTCTGCGGACGCTGATCACAGCTGCAGGGCTGGGGAAACTGATCACGGTTCCGGAAGGATCCACAGAGACGACCGTTACAGGTTTTCGGTTTGACCGGTACATCACCCTGCTGGAAGGCATCGACAAACTGCTGGCATCAAAAAATTACCGCCTGCAGATCGATTACATCCGCCAGGAACTGGCACCGGGGTACGTGCAGATGCAGGCTGTACCCGTGACGGACTACTCCGACCGGGTGGAACTGTCACAGAACAATCGCCTGCAGTTCACATTTGAGGAAACAAAAAACGGAGTAAACCACCTGATCTGTTTGGGAAAAGGCGAGCTGAAGGATCGCGTAGTGCTGCATCTTTACATCCAAAAAAACGGCACTGTTGGGACGACAAAGTACTACACCGGACTGCAGGAAGTAGTCGCTGTGTACGATTTTTCGTCTGCCGAATCCGAAGAACTGACCGAAAAAGGAACAGAGAAGCTGCTGGAACTGGCGAATCAAAAACGGTTCGCGATGGACATCACGAAAACAGACATCAACATGCAGATCGGGGACATCATCGGCGGCAGGGACTACATCACCGGGATGAGCATAAAAAAACCGATAATAAACAAGATCTACACACTACAGAACGGAAAAGCCGGGATTGAGTACCGGCTGAAAGGAGATGATTGAGTGAAAATCGTATTTTCGGACCTGTCGGAGCTGACCATCCAGCAGATCGCGAGTGAAGCGGAAGACTATCTGACGATCAAAACGATCAACGCCGCGCCGGAAGATCTTCGGACGATATTTTCTGACGAAGTAAAAACACGGAGCATGACGGTAAAAGGTGACGACGGCGAGACCATTGCCACATACGATGGCTACACGGAATTCTACCGGACTGAAGAGTACACCGGCAAGATCTACGGCGTCACAAACTATAAACCGGATCGCACACCGGAAGCAAAGGAAGAGATCATAGCGGCATCGCTGCAGGTGGCAAAGATCCAGGCGCAAACGCTGGACGACGAAGATGCCATGACAGTGCAGTCGCTGTACCCGGAATGGTCGCCGGACTCCGTGACATATCCCAAAGATTACAAAGTCAACAGAAATGGGACACTGTACAAGTGCCTGCAGGCGCACACGTCACAGGCATCTTGGGCGCCGGAAGATGCGCCGAGCCTATGGGCTAAAGTGTTAAATCCGGATCCGGAAGTCATCCCGGACTGGGAGCAACCTGGGAGCACCAACGGATACGCTAAGGGCGACAAGACGAAACATAATGGCAAAACGTGGGAGTCCCTGGTTGACAACAACGTATGGGAGCCGGGAGTCGTCGGCACCGAAGCGCTGTGGAAGGAGGTTAGTGAATGATTTCAATAACGAATGCTGCAAAGGAACCCCACATTACGCCGCTACAGGATTCCATGTGGCACCGGGGGATGGCAGGAATAGATTCCTGCGTTTTCAATTTTTTTGAGAACTTCGCCGCCGAGGTGAGCTCCAACAATTCTGTAAAAATACGTTCTGGGATCGGTATGATCCAGGGACGGTATTTTTGCGTCGAGCCCAGCACGTACGATGAAGTGACCATCGCAAACGGCACCCAGGGCGAGAAGCGAAAAGACCTAATCGTCTGCCGCTGGACGGTAGACGAAGAGCAGAAAGTCCAAAGCGGTGACTGGGTAGTGATCCAGGGCACCCCGACGACCGGTACCCCTGCCGCACCGTCATACACCGACGGCGACCTGGACGCAGGCGATTTGATCGCCGACATGCCATTCTACGAGGTAACCCTGGACGGGATCAACGTGACCGGGGTGGCGCAGAAATTTGACAAAATAGACGGAACAGGAAAGACGGTGCCTATAAACCGCGGAGGAACGGGGAAAACGACGGCGAATGCTGCGCTAGCGGCACTAGGCGGGGCTGGCATAAAAAAGCTGTGGACAAACACTAGTATTGAAAGCGATTTCGGAGCACAAACGATCACGCTCCCGAGTTCCGCCGCGACACACATACTGATTTTGGACAATCGCGGTCAAGTGTTTATCATCCCAAAAGATGCGGGAAAAATCACGTGCTTCGCGACGGAAGCGTATCCGACACAAAGGAGTTTCACATACACGGACGCGAAACTCACTGTTTCGATAGGCGAGTACCTCAGCTCCGGGTGGAAGACTGGAAACGGTTATTTGAAACCATGGCAAATCTTTGCGTTGGAGGGGGTGAAATAAATTGCTCGCGCCAAATTATACACGACCAGGAGCCGAAGTCAAAAAAAGAACCTACAGCGGAAAAATCATAAAATAACGGAGGGGAAATCATGATCAATTTAAACGAAATCATCACACAGATCCCGGTCAACAGCTATGTGATCGTAGGCTGTTTGATCCTGGGATACATCATCAAGAAATGGCTGCCGACCGATAACCGGATCATTCCGACGGTGCTGCCGATCATAGGCGCAGTCGCAGAGGCGTGCCTGGAAGGTCCGGCAATCACGGCGATCATTGGCGGAGCACTGGGCGGCTGCATTGCAGTCGGTCTGCACCAGGCGTTCAAGCAAATGATCGAAGGCAAAGATCTGGCCGCCACCAACGGCAGCGGGTCCAAAGCCGAAGAGTACGAAAGTGAGGTGGATGAGAAGTGAGCACAGCAAGCACATTAGCGATCATATTTGGCGGTGCATCATACCGGAAAACATCCGGCTACGGTTACCGGATCCATCCGAGAACAAAAAAGAAAAAATTCCATTACGGCGTAGACTACGGATGCGGGAAGGTAGCCGTTCACGCTATCGAATCGGGCGTGGTATATAAACGCGGCCGGGACAGCTCGGCCGGAAATTATGTATACATAAAATATCCACGCCTGGGCGTAGCTGTTGCATATTTCCATCTGAATAGCATATATGTTAGGCAGGGGCAGAGCGTCGGCAAAGGCACAAAAGTCGGCGTAGCCGGAACGACCGGATCCAGCACTGGCGTACACCTGCACATTGGCGTCCGCAGCCTGTCCACCTGGAAATGGCAGAATCCGGAGACATGGCTGGCAAATTATAAACCGGCCGGATCTACTAGTTCGTCCGGATACCGTGTGGGTAGCACCTACACGCTAAAAGCAAACATGAAAGTCCGCACGGGTCCAGGAACCGGATATCGCCAGAAAAAACGGAGCGAGCTGACGGCTGGCGGCAAAGCGCATGCGTTACGCCAGACATATGCCGTTTTAAAATCTGGAACGCGCGTGACCTGCCAGAGAATAGTTACATCCGGATCCAGCATATGGCTGCAGATCCCGTCCGGATACGTGTGCGCCGTGCAGAACGGCAGAAAGTACATCGGATAGCAGGAGGGCGCTATGGGAATTATGGAAACAATACTAACAATCAGCGGCGTGATCGTCGCGGTAGGCGGCGCCGCCGTCTACATCGCAAAAGCAATCGGAGCAGCAATGAAGCCAACGAACGAACTAAAAAAAGAAATGGAAAAGCACACCAAGTACCTAGAAAACGACGAGCGGCGCCTGAATGAGCATGATCAAATATTAAGAGAGATCAAAGAAGATCAGAAAATGATGCTGAAAAGCCTGCATTTGCTGCTGACACACGCAGAAACCGGAAACAACACCGGCGAAGTGAAAAAAGGCAAGGAGGAGCTGGAGCAGTACATTTTCAAAAAATAGGAGAAAACCATGACAGACCACATCGAAGCGCGCAGGAAACTGCAGCAGATATGTGGAGTGCAAGAGTTCGAGCAAATTTTGCAGAAGTGTATCCTGACAGAGGATGAAAAAACGATCCTGAGACTGCACTATCTGGAAGGAAAAAATCTAGCCTACATCGGCGACGTGCTTGGATGGTCGGAATCGACCGTTAAGTCCAAACACCGAAAGATTCTCAAAAAACTAAATAACTTTTTATAAACTTTGAGCGACCTTTTCGTAAACAACGAGGGTCGCTTTTTTATTTACACTAAAAATAAGAAAGGGGTGTAAATAAATGTTTCAAAACCCATACTATCCACCATACCAGCCGCCAGCACAGCGGCTGCAGCAGTACGAACAGTTCCGCAATCCGCAGAACGTGCTGAAATGCATGGCAGTCACATCTATCGACGAAGCCCAAGGGACTATGATCGACCTGGACGGATCCGTCACCGTATTCGCAGATCTATCAAATGGAAAAATATATACAAAACAAATAGGAATGGACGGAAAGGCGATTCTGAACACATATGAGCTGCAAAGACCTAAGCCTCCGGCCGCCGATGCGACCGAGGAACGATTCCAGAGAATTGAAAGCGCTATCGTGGCGCTGAAAGGAGAGATCGACAGTGTTAAATCCAATGCAAATGATGCAGGCGTTCGGCCGGCTAAAGGCCGCGCAAAACCCGCTGCAAATGATGCAGCAAATGTTTAGCGGTGATCCTACGTTCACCCGCGCTATGCAGATGGCGCAGGGAAAAAGTCCACAGCAGATCGAACAGATCGTGCGGAATCTGTGTCAGGAACGCGGAATAGATTTTGAACAGTTCAAACAGAATTTCGGCCAATTTGGCATGAAATAAATATTGAAGAAAGGGGGGTACGATCATGGGAATGGAACAGATGAGCCCAGCGGCACAGCCGGTTTACACTGTTGGTGGAAACGACAATGATGGATTCGGCGGCGGTGCATGGATGTGGGCAATGATGCTCTTCTTCCTGCTCGCATGGGGCGGCGGTGGCGGATTCGGATTCGGAAATCAGGCGGCCGCACAGGGCGCGCTGACCAGGGCGGATCTGTGTAGTGAATTCAACTTCAACAATCTGAACCGGTCCGTACTGGGGATCCAGAACGGATTGTGCGACGGATTCTATGCGATGAATTCCGAAATGCTGAACGGATTTTCCGGCCAGACTGCACAGATGCAGCAGGGCTTTTTCGGAACTGAAAGAGCAATAGCAGAAAACCGTTTTGCACAGCAGAACTGCTGCTGCGAAACAAACCGGAACATCGACGCGGTCAGATACGAAAATTCGCAGCAGACATGCGAGATCGCCAACGCGATCCACGCAGAAGGCGAAGCGACCAGAGCACTGATCAATGCCAATGTGATGCAGGATCTGCGGGATCGTCTGCAGGACGAAAAACTGGCAAACAGTCAGTGTGCGCAGAACGCATACCTGATCAATCAGCTGCAGCCTGTTGCCAAACCGGCATACATCACATGCAGCCCATACGCTGCGAACAGCGGATGCTGTGGCAGCTACTAGTGTATGGCTACACCCCGAAAAGAGCGGTGTAATGCCGCTCTTTTTTCATAGAAAGGAAAGGATATGAACAACATTTATAAAAAAAGTACGCTGCAGGCGTGGAACCTGTCTGCCCAGCCAGCTGCAGTAAATGACGTTTTGAAATTTAATAATTCGCAGAGAACCGGATGCGCCGTGGATTTTGCAAACGGCACCGGATCCGTGACGATTCGAAAACCGGGGCTGTATCAGATCGCGTTTAACGGCATCGCCGTTGAGAGCGGCACCGCAGGGGATGTGGCAGTACAGCTGCAAAAGAACGGCGCAGACGTGCCCGGGGCTATCGCCCAGGCAACGAGCGCCAATGCTACCGCAGTAGTAAATCCGGCGTTCGAAACGATCATCGAAGTGCCGCAGTCCTGCGCATGCGTAAATAACACCGCAGTCCTGACGGTAAAAAATATCGGCGTAGCTGCAAATTTCGCAAACGCGAATCTGTCTGTCGTGAAACTGTGCTAGGTGGCCGTCATGGATTTACGAGAAATATCCGACGCAGTCTATGCAGGAAAAAGCGTCGAGAAAAAACAAGCGATGGATCTGGTTTACTATGAAATAGCGGATTTTTTAAAAGATAATTTCCCGGAAAAGTACCGGGACTACGTCAAAAAAGCCGAGCAGGTAGCCTACCAGATCGAACCGGAAGAAGCTGCCCGGATCGTCCAGGGCATGATCCCATACGGGCAGCGCTGGAGCCGGGAAGACATCGCCGAATACCTGCAGGAAAAAGGGATCAACGATCATGTAACAGACTACTACCTGGTGATGAATATGATGGTAAACGACTACAGCCGCACCGCCAAGATCATCGGACAGGACGATGCAGACTTCTACTTCAATCTGGCATACGACTTCATAAATGACGAAGACGCCAAACCGGACAAGATTGCCAAGTACTTCATGTACTGAAAAAAATACAAAGAAAATACTCAAAAGGTATGTACAAAGTACATACCTTTTGCTATAATATAATCAAGTTAAAGATAAGGAACACGGAGGGCAAAACGATGAGAAACTACGGACCGAACAAAGCAACAGAATTCACAAAGAAGCAGATCGGAGTGATCTACCGGATGGCAAAAAACGGAGAGCTGAAAGTGGAAAAATGGGTGATCTCAGACTTCTACGATCTGGCAGACTACTACGGATATGACGACAACGGAAGCGTAGAAGCATCCGAAAGAAAGATCAAAAAGATTCTGGATGCTGTGTTTGAAAAAAACAACGAAAAAGCCCAGGAACTCATCGACGACTACACAGAAAAGACTTTCGAGCTTTTATCGAAAAAAAGCCAGAAAAACGCCGATAGAACAATGCTGTAAAAGAAGGGAGAAAAAAGTGGAAAACAGAACTGCGAGAATCAATATGAAAGTACGGCCGTCATGGAAGGCGGCCGCAGAAACAAGAGCGGAAGAGCTGGGCTACAGCCTTTCGAGATATATTGAGATGGTGGTAAAAAAAGAAATGGAGGATCACATGAGAACAGGTGAAGAAAAAAGGTTTGTATTTGAGGAATACCGCGAAAAATGGGGAAACGGAGATGTAAAGATCTTTCCTCGAAACACTACAGAAGAAAAGGCGACCAAGATGGTGATGGATGAATGGAATCGTTTAGTTCGCGCCGATCAGCAGAGCTATTTGAATGATGCGCTGGGGGTGTTTCGACTGTTCGAAATCGAGATCACGCCAGAAGAGGCGGAGATGTGGGAAGATGGCGAAGACATAGGGGGAGCGCTGACAGAATTTGAAAAACGCGAAATCTGGAGTGCAGTATAGGCAAAAAACGAAAAAGCCCCATGGTAGCCGGGGCTTTTTCGCTCTTTATTTACCTGTAGTTCCGTTGTCAAATGTTTACAACACTCTGGAACAGTTTTAGTATAGCAAAAAAGAATAAATCAGTAAAGAGGTTTATTCTTTACGTATTTTTGAGTCTATTGCAGTCCCAACAGTTACAAAAATACACAAATTAAAATTCTAAAAAAAGAGTCTCCCCGTCCCATACGCATTTGCGCAGCACACTGCGGGCAATCCTGTTCTGTTCTTCTGGCGGCAGGTCGTCCAGATTCTGCACTAGTCGGGCAATCTCTTTTTGTTTCTCGAACAGTTCCTTTTCTGCCTGCGCTGCCGTCAACCTGTTCGCTTGTAGTCCGGCCAGCTCCATCTGTTTTTTTTGGATCTGTGAATCCAGGGACTCCATGTCCGCGATGATGTACTTTGCCGCCGTCGACTCTGGATTGATAGCCAGGGCGGAGGACAGATTGCCGATCTTTTTCTGCAGTGATTCGATTTCCTTTTCTTTTTTGCGGAGCGCATCCTGATCGGTAGCTGGTGCTGCCGGGGAATATTTTTTTATAACCTCTGGATCTCTTTCGATCTCACGGAAAACGGACAAGACTTTCTCGTCCAGAACGTAGTCCCGGCAGGCTGAAACGCAGTCGGGAGACTTTCGACCGACCTCACCGGTGCGAGTGCAGCGGTACGAGATGTACACCTTGCCCTTGTACCGTGAGCGGACTGGAGACATCATGCGCCCGCATTTGCAGCGAAGGATTCCCTTTAAGAGCACTGGGGGATGCTTAGCTTGCTTGCAAAACACATTTGACTTGACCTGATCTTGCGCGGCGAGCCAGAGATCTGCGGGCAAAATAGGCTCGTGCCTGCCGGGACACACTATCCAGGATTCGCGGGGATTCGTGGCGGTTCCATTGCGCTGATCGGTCACCCCGTACCGCATCACACCATGGGTACCATCCCAGTCGGACTCTGCACCAATCACGTTCGCTCCGAGCGAAAGATAGTAGTCACGCAAATCTTTATTAGCCGGAGAGCCATAAGGGGACGTGATCACACGTCGAACCTGAGAAGCTGAAGGAATTCCGAACGCATCAAAGCAATCATTCGTCTGCGCAAATGATGCGAACGAACAAAAAGACGAACCACGTTCCACAAATAGATTGAAAACGGTGACTAACTGCTCTGCTTTTTCCGGATCAGGAACGAGAAGAGTGTGAGGCTTGCCGTTCTCTACGACCCTCTGGGTAGTGTAACCGCAGGGAAGATTCCCGCCTGTCCACCATCCGGAACGCGCCAAACCCATCATGTTATCGTAAACACGATTAGAGAGGGTTTTTCGCTCCATCTGGGCGAAAACGGCGGAAAGAGTCGTCAGCGCTTCACCGATCGGGGTGGACGTGTCGACTGATTCTTTCACCGATGTGAAATGAACACCGCAATCATTCAGTTCGGCGGATAGATTGCAGTAGTCCCGCACGTCACGGGTCAGACGATCCAGCTGGTACACGATCAACAAGTCAATGATCCCGGCGTGAACGTCTCGCATCATATTTTGTAGCGCTGGCCGGTTCGTGTTCGCTCCAGTCTTGTCTTCGTCGGTATAATTCAAAAAAATGTGCTCCCCTGGAAAGTGAAGAGCACAGTATTCGCGGCACATCCGATCCTGGTTGTGCACGCTCTCGCTTTTATCGGAAAAAGCACTTTTTCGAGCATAGATTGCGATTCTCATGATGCGCCTACTTCCCAGAATCCACGCCCATGATCTCATAGAACGCTTTTTCATAGGCTGCAGCCTGATCCGGCGTGATCTGATAGGTTACACGCAGAAGAGCCGTCCCGGCGCGGTAGATATACTGATCCTGATGCAGGAGCCCGCCGTCTTCCCATACGCTTTCGATGTATTCCTGCCGTTCTCTGGCGTCGGACTTGTTTTCGAACACTTCCACGGTACAATCCCGATAATCATCGTCGGGGTAGTCGTTGCACATCTGCACTTCATCAACATCGTTTTCGTCGTTCCAGCTCGTCTTGCTGGTGTACTGATCCGGGCGACCCAGCAATCCGTTTTCGTCAGTTTCTTCCGTGTAGGTCAGTTCCTGAGTGATCGGCAGTGAATAATCATCTTTTAATTTCTGGACGATTTGCTCCGAGGTGAGAGGCTTGTCTTTTTTAGCAGCATCCCCGCCGCTGCCGCAAGCGCATAAGCCTAAAATAAGAAATGATAACAGAATAACAGATAAAATTTTCTTCATCTTCTTCTCCTCTCGCCGCCAAGATTGTCGAAAGTGCGTAGAATTTAAAGGACAAGTGCGCTTCCGAAAGGCGGGCTTTCGTATTAAGATTTAACTAAGAAAGGAGTTTGTCATGAAAGCAAACGAAGAAGGAAAAAAGTATTTCTCGAAAGAAATCGAAAAGATGTTGAAAAAATTAAGCTATGAACAGATGAGATTGCTTTACCATTTCGTCAAAGCAATGATAGAGTAGGCATATGCCTGCTCTATTTTTTTAGCCCAGCCAGCTTCTCTGCAAAGTCTGCCAGAGCGTCCCATTGCTCGTCGTTCAGATCAGCCAGGATCTCTACCAGCTGTCTTCTGAATTCTGGCGTTTCATCTTTCATCAGCTCGCCCGCAAACCGGGCGATCTTCTCATTCTGCGTAACTGGAACAATCATCTCGCCGATCCCATCACGCAGCCATTCTTCGGATACGCCGTATTCACGGCAAATGGAGGCAGACATCAGATCCGTCAATCCGCGCTCGTTTTTTTCTATTTTGGAAATCGCAGATCGACTCACGCCCAGCCTTTCCCCAAACTGTTCCAGTGTTAAACCTAAACAATGCCGCAATTCTCGAACTCTTTCTCCGCTTGTCATGTTCCATTCCTCCCTATGTGCCCATTATAGACCTGCAGATGAAGCGGGTCAAGAAAAAAAGTTGGCAAAGGAAACAAAAACATTGACAAAGTAGCCAAAGGGGACTACACTGTAGGCATAGACTACAAAATGAATTGACATGTTGGCGCCGGCATGCCAAAGGAAAGAGGAGAAGAAAGATGAAATTCGAAATCATAATGGCGATAGTGATATGGGCGGTGGCAATAGTCGGGATCATAGTAATGAAAAAATTACAATCCGGAGGCAAACTGTACCCGGCATGGACCATATTCGTAGCGACGCTGTACTCAATCTACGCGTGGCTTAGTTAGGAGGAGCAGAACGATGGATAGAAACATGGGAATAACGCATGAAATATGTGTTACAGAAAGTAAATACATCAATTCAGAAGATTCCCGAGTGGAAGTTTCTTTTGCACTTCCCGGCCGCGATTGGTACGAATTATCAGAGTCACAGTGCTGGAAAGCTGTGGAAAGCTTTCTTCTCCGAAAGAAAAATACAAGTATCCAGCAGTGCCGCATAGTGAGGGAAGTGGTCGGAGAGATCACTAGAAAAGAACTGGTGAAAAAATACGGCGCAGGAAATCAGGGTACGATCACAAAGGTCGGCCGCCTGCTGCTGGCGGACAAGGAGGGAATAAAACTGTGAACATTTACGAAGCAATAGTTGTGGCAGGAATTGAAAACTGCCAGATCCGAAGAAGTGGCTGGTGCGAAGGCTATGCGATCATGCCGACCGACAGCCAGAAGACGGCGATGGTCATGATCACGCCGACCAAGGTGCAGCCCCGGTGGGATCTTCGCGCCAGCGACCTGCTGGCGACCGACTGGGAAGTAGCAGAGACGGAGTACAGATGGAGGGGAAACGATGAATGAATTTGCAATAGCGACATTGATATTGCTGGCGGTGGCCGTCATGGAAGCGGTGCTGAATGTGAAGCTGTACAGACGGCTGCAGGAGTGGAGAGAAGTCGACCATAGTGAGCGCGTAGAAGTGCTAAGACAGCAAAGCCAGCTGAAGAATGCACTGCGAGAACTGTACAAGCATGCGCAAAGGGCATGCGAGATCCGCAGCGATATGCTATCGAAGATCACCGATCTGGAACGATGTGCGCAGGCACACGAAGCATGGATCACAGAACAGGAGGAAAAACAAAGGAGGGAATAGGATGACCAATGACATGCGAGATATAGAGGTCATGAAAAGAGTGGCGGATGCCCTGCCATACATGACCGAGGGAAAAAAGGGCGAACTAATCGGCTACGGCAAAGCCATGGTCGACCTGAACAGGAGGAAAGAAGATGGCGAGAAGGCAGAAAGAAATCAAAGTCGTGGTTGAGTTCACTCCCGGATACCGGGAGAGATTCACGAAAGCATGCGTAGAAGTGGCGACGGCATACGTCGAAAGAAAGTGGGCGGAAGAAAAAGCCCAGAAAGAGAAAGAGGCGACAGCATGAGAGCCTTTGCAGCAATCCTTACATTAACACTAACAACAATCATAACCATAGGCGGGGCATGGATCTGCCGCGGAGAGTTCGGGATCGGCCCGGAGTGGGTGCTCCCGATCCTGCTGGCGTTCGTGCTCCCGATTCAGGAAAAGGAACAGGACGATGAACATTTCAAAAAAAGATTTCGTGAACAGCCTGAAAGCGGCCGTGATAGCTGACGATCGCTCTGGTGTAGAGAACATCAAATACCAGAAGGAAGATGGAAGAGAGTGGATCGTGATCCGCTACCTGGGCGGCTTTGAGCGCCGGATCCACGCCGACGCTAACAGCAACGGCATGAATATGCTGGAGATCGCCAAAGAGATCTACGGGAACGGAGCATCCGGCCGAGTCATCGAACGATGAACTGGCGAGCAGAGGAAGACTTCCTGGCGCAGCGGGAAGAAGAACGCAACGCCAGGATCACAAAAACACTTGCCGGGCGGCTCAAACCGCCCGATGAGCAAATTATAAAATCGCTGAAAGAAAAAAGGAGGAAGGTATATGGGGACATTTACTGGAAAATGCCGGTACTGCGGAAACGAGATAAATATCATCGCAGAAAATCAAGAAGACGCAGATAGACAGGCATCAAGAGACTGCAGCTGCTGCGGTATGCAACGCGAGGAAGCGGTGCACCGCCGAAAGGCAGTCATGACAAACGAACTGGCCAAGCTGATCGGAAGCGGATGCGAAGCGGAGGGCTTCCGCCCCGTGAAAGACAGAACGGCTATGACCATAGCCGTTCTGGGCGAGATGG